CTCGTGGGCTTCCTCTCACCGCTGTGGTTCCTCGGCTTCATCCCTCTTTCCGCTGGTCTGATCTGGGCCGCCTATGACCTTGTGGAGGTGCCGCGTGCCGAGTCTCCGACAGCTTCGCAGCGGCGGCGATCCTGAGCGCAACGGGTTCGATGACGTCCAGTCGTGGATCCAGATGGCGGGCGGGTCGTTCCCGGTCCACACCACGGGACTTGCCAACGAGCCGCCGCTGCCCGGGGGTGATGACTTCTCGGCGTTGTACAAGACGAACGGGATCGTGTTCGCCTGCATGGCTGCTCGGCAGCGTGTCTTCTCGCAGATCACCTTCCGGTTCGCCGCGCTGAACAACGGCAAGATCGGCAAGCTGTTCGGCGGCCCGGAGATCGACATCCTCTCCAGGCCGTGGCCGAGCGGGACGACCGGCGATCTGGCGTCCCGTGCGATCCAGGACGCCGACACGAAGGGTGCGTTCTACGGCGTGCGGGCAGGCGACCGGATCTATCGTCGCGACCCGACGAAGATGTCGGTGATCCTCAGCGGCAACCCCGCCGAGGACGAGTACGTCGACATCCTCGGCTTCGCATACCGGCCCAACGGCAAGCGCGGTCCGCTGTACACCTACCTGCCCAATGAGGTGTGTTACTGGACGCCGGTCACCGACCCGGACGCCCCCTACACCAAGGGGATGTCGTGGATTACGCCGATCCTGCGCGAGATCCGCGCCGACAACTCGGCCACCGACCACAAGTCGAAGTTCTTTGCCAACGCGGCCACGCCGAACATGGTCGTGAAGTTCCCGGCCGACGTGATGAACCAGGACCAGTTCGACCGGTTCAAGGCCAAGATGGACGCCGAGTACGCCGGTGTGGGCAAGTCCCACAAGACGATGTACCTGGCGCCGGGCGCTGACGTCGAGGTCGTTGGTAAAGACTTCAAGCAGATGGACTTCGCCGAGACACAGGGCCGCGACGAGACGCGCATCGCCTCCGCGGCCGGCGTGCCTCCGGTGATCGTGGGCCTCAAGGAGTCTCTGGCGGGCTCGAGCCTGAACCAGGGCAACTACGCCGCGGCTCGACGTGCGTTCGCGGACGGCACCATGAGCGACCTGTACCGCGGCTTTGCTGCGGCGCTGGAGACGATCGTCCCCGCTCCGCAGACCAAGGGCCCGGCTCGACTGTGGTTCGACATCTCGCAGGTGCCGTTCTTCCGCGAGGACCGCAAGGATGCCGCGGACATCCAGTTCGTCCGGGCACAGGCCATGCGTCAACTGACCGACGCGGGCTGGACGCCTGAGTCAGTGCTCGCCGCATTCGAGGCCGAGGACATGAACCTGCTCGTCCACTCCGGCTTCTTCTCGGTGCAACTGCACGCCGCAGGCACCCCCGCACCGACCGCCTCCGCGTGAAGGAGATCACGATGACCGACGACATGCTCTGCCGCAGCGTGCCCTTCGAGCTGCGCGACACCGCCGATGGCGGCGATGGGCTGACGCTCGACGGCTACGGCGCGGTCTTCGGTGAGCCGACCCGCATCGACTCATGGGAGGGGATCTTCGACGAGGAGATCGCGCGCGGCGCATTCAAGAAGTCTCTCGCCGAGCGGACCCCCGTCCTCCAGTTCGACCACGGCCGCCACCCGATGGTCGGATCGATCCCGCTCGGCTCGTTCGACTCCCTGCGCGAGGACGCCCAGGGACTCCACGTCGTGGCTTCCCTGCACGACAACTGGCTGGTCCAGCCGGTTCGCGACGCGATCCGATCCAAGGCGATCCCCGGCATGTCGTTCCGCTTCTCGGTCGTCAAGGACGAGTGGCGCGACGCCGCGGGGGCGCTCGTCAAGCCTGACGACGTGCAGCGCCTGCTGTGGGCATCGGACCGCAGCGACCCGAACAGCATCCTCAAGCGCACCCTGCGCGAGGTGAAGCTGTACGAGGTCGGCCCGGTCGTCTTCCCGGCCTATACAGGCACCAGCGTGGGGGTCCGCTCGCAAGAGCTGGCTGCCCTGCTCACAGACCCCCAGGTCCGCGCCGAGCTGGCGCGCGCCCTGGTCGGCACTCCGTCCGAGCCGAGTGAAGCCGAAGGGGCTTCCGGTGACGAACGAGCCGCCTCCACCGCCGAGGAGCCGCCCGAGGGCACTCCCGGCAAGCCCGTTCCATCACCCGCCGCGCGCGCCCGCGCGCTGCTACTCGAAAGCGAGATGTCATGAACATCGACACCCTGCGGTCCGAGATCGAGGCGCTCGACGCCGAGATCCTGGCGCTGCACCAGACCGAGGACGGCGAACTCCGCGAGTTCACCCCCGAGGAGCAGGAGACCTTCGACGCCAAGCGCGCCGAGCGGGCCTCCAAGCTCGCGCTGCTCCAGCGGCACGAGGAGATCCAGAAGGCCGAGGCGCTCCCGGAGCGCACCTTCGCCCCCTCGGCGCCGAACGTGGTCACCACGCGCGACGCCATGGAGGTCATGGAGGACCGGTCATCGACCCCGAAGCAGCTCGCGGACGCCGCGATGCGCTCGCTCGAGGACAAGGTGGAGGCGCCCGAGAACCTCGCGCACGTCCGCTCCATCCTCAAGCGTCACGCCGGCGACCGAGAGTGGGTCAACGGCGTGATCCTGCGGTCCTCGGACCTGTACACGACCGCGTGGGCGAAGCTGTTCACCGGCCGCGAGTACGCGCTGTCCAACGAGGAGCGCACCGTCCTGGGCGTGTCCACCAACGCGAACGGCAAGTTCCTGCTGCCGACGCACCTGGACCCGACGATCATCCTCACGTCGGCGCTGTCCACGAACGAGATCCGCAAGATCGCGCGCGTGGTCACCCTCACCGACGGGTCGGCCCTGTGGAACGGCATCACCTCCTCGGGCGTCACGGCGAGCTGGGACGGTGAGATCGTCGAGGTCTCGGACGACAGCCCGACCTTCGGCAACCCGCAGATCGGCACCGTCCGGGCGCAGGCGCTCGTCCAGGCGTCGATCTCGGCCACCGAGGACATCGCCAACCTGGGCACCGACATCATGATGATGTTCGCCGACGCCAAGGATCGGCTCGAGGGCGCTGCCCACGCGACCGGCGCGGGCACCACGGAGCCCAAGGGCGTGTTCACCGCGGTCGCTGCGGTCACCGCGAGCAGGGTGGTCTCGACCACTGCCGCGACGATCGGGCTCGTGGACCTGAACGCGGTCTACACCGGTGTCCCGAAGCGGTACCGGGGCGCATCGAAGTGGGTCACCAACCCGACCTACGCGGTGGCGATCAAGTCGCTGGGTACGGCCATCAGCGCCAGCTACTCCGGCGACCTGCGCGACGGCACGGCTTCCTCGATCCTCGGTCACGAGGTCGTGGAGTCCGACGACGCTCCGACCACGCAGACCACGACCGCGCTGGACCCCGAGGTTCTCCTCGGCGACTTCAGCCAGTTCGTGATCGTGGACCGGCCCGGCGGCATGAGCGTGGAGTACATCCCCCACCTGTTCAACACCGCCAACAACCTGCCGGACGGTCGTCGGGCTTGGTACGCGACCTGGAGGAACGGCGCCGACGTGACCAACGTCAACGCCTTCCGCCTCCTGGTCGACAAGACGACGGCCTGACCGTCGCCCCTCGCGTGCAGCCGGGCCGGGACCTTCCGGCTCGGCCCGGCTGCACAATCGCTCCCGGAAGGAACCCGCAATGCCGCATCCCACCGAGCCTGTTGCTGTCCGCCACCCCGTGACGGGGCGGTACGAGACGCTGAACCCGGCTCTCGACTACGACCCGGCCAGCGTCTTCGTGAAGGCGTACCCCTGGGCGTTCGTCCCACGCGACACGTCTCTCGGCGTCATCGAGTCCGTGTCTGTCGAGCAGGCGACCGCCGAGCCCGGCCAGAAGCGCACCCGGACCAAGCCGACGAAGTGAAGCCCGGCACAGTCGCGGTCGGATTCCTCGACCCCGGCCACTGGTCCCACTGCTTCGGTCAGTCGCTCATCGACCTGTACCTCGCCGACGCGCACAGCTCGCAGCGAATGGTCCCTCACGGCAGGCAGTTGCGGAACAACGCGCAAGCCGGCGGGATCGTCGCGGGCCGCAATCAGGTCGCCGCGCAGTTCCTCGACGCCACCGACTGTGAGTGGCTGTTCATGGTCGACAGCGACATGGGGTTCGCGGCGGACACCGTTGACCGACTCATCGCGTCCGCGGACCCGGTTGAACGCCCCGTCGTCGGCGGCCTGTGCTTCTCGCTGCGCCGCGACCCCGCGTCGGCCGCCGAGTTCTACGGCCAGAAGTACGTCGTGGTCCCAACCTGCTTCGAGTACGTCGACACCGACACCGAGGTGGGCTTCCGGTCCATCGTCGACTATCCGCGTGACGCGCTGTTCCAAGTGGGCGGCACCGGCGCAGCCTGCCTGATCATCCACCGTTCGGCGCTCGAGAAGCTGCGCGCCCGCGTCGGCGACCACTGGTTCGACCACCTGACCCACCCGTGCGGCACGGAGTTCTCAGAAGATCTGAGCTTCTGTGTCCGGCTCGCCGCCTGCGACATCCCCTTGTTTGTCGACACGAGCGTGC